TATGAGCAATAATCTTAATCTGGTTCATAGGGGCTGCTGGATCTGAGATACCTTCTTCTTGTACAACTGAAATAAGATTCCAGTCAGAAAGAAGTTTAGTAATTGTATTGCGTCTGCCTTGGTCCTCTTCAGAAAAATTTGTAGGCTTGCCATCGAGGGCAAACAATTCTTTGAAGTGGACGATATAGTACTTGCCACGCTTATGAAGAATGTGACATGACTGATAGAGCTTCTTCTCTTTTGGAGATGCAATACCGATACGTGTAAGTGTTTCACGTACCTTGAGGAAATCGTCTTGACTCTGGAGGGTAACTTCAACTAGAGATTCTACCGCACTCATACTTAACCACCTTTTTCTAATTTTTCTTTTATTATTCTTATTTGATCATCAGACAGGATAGTTAATGCTTGTGCGGCTCTTTCATTACTGTAGCCATAGAACTCTGCAACTGCTTCCACATCACTGTCTTGCTCTTTTTTAAACCACTTTGAAAATCTTTTACGTGGCTTAATAATATTTATAAGAAACTCGTATTGAAGGAGGTGCTCGAGCTCGTGATGTATATTCATTTCATTTGCAAGACAGACAGTGTCTTGAAAGTATGATAGTCCTCGGTTAACGATGAAGGCATTATAATCTTTCTCAGCAAGAGAATCATTATCAGTACCACGCATCATATTCTTTTTTGTGACGTTGATAGAGTTCAGGTAATCAAACGGACTCGTCGCCATAGTGCTCCTCCGTTTTCTCTTGTATAATATCCATCAACTTCTCACATTCTTCACAAACATCGAACGCATACTCACCTACATATATTATAGCAGGTTCTTCTGGTAGTACATTGCTGCAGTTCGGTGTTTGGCATGTTCTCTTTGGTTTTCTCTTAAGCATCACCACCACCCTAAATTATGACCATTATGTATGATTATCATGAAACAGGTAAACACATGGAGGAGCCACCAGAACGTCCTGATGGTTGCTACTGCATCTGCTTGCGAATCTGTTTCGCCTACCTTTTCACCAAGTGATTTGGCCCAAATTCTCCACATTATGAGAACTCGCAGTTGACCATAATCTCAGTGAGGCATGCAGTCATGTTGATCTCATGATCAGCAACGAATGCATCCTTGTATTGATAATCGGCGAGGATGAGAACGAGTTGAGGAACACTACCAGGTTTCATGAAGTCAGAACACTTGTTGTAGATCTGACGGAAGATGGTAGCTGGTTCTACGTCTGAGTTGTCTGCGACCCACTTTCGGACGGTGGTAAAGTCTTTGTCTCGTAAAGCTCCAACAAGATTTTGTAGTGTAGCCTCATGTAGATTAGCGAGTACACCAGTGTCAATCCTGCCAGTAGCAGAGTATCGTTGTAGTTCATTCAGAATCCTTCGATTATCTGGAAAGTATTTACTAATTACCTCGGCAACTGCTTTCTGGTCAAAGTCTACATTCTCGGATTTGAGAATATGAATGACACGCTTGAAGAGTTGACCTGCCATATCTGGCTTGTCTTCTTTGGCAATCTTAAACTCGATCACACTACAACGAGAGTGAAGAGGATCAATGATCTTGTTCTTGAAGTTACAAGTCAGAATAAATCCACAATTCTTGGAGTATTCTTCCATGAAGTTGCGAAGTGCTGGTTGAGTGGAGTTTGGATTAAGGTAGTCTGCTTCGTCGAGGATGACGTACTTACGACCACCAGAGAGTGAGACTGACGAGGCAAATTGCTGGATCTCAACACGAAGAGTGTCGATGTTACCATTCATTGAGCCATTGATTACGATGTAGTCACAGTCAAGCTGTTCTAGCATCGCTTTAGCGACAGTCGTTTTACCTACACCAGGACCACCAGTGAGGATAAGGTTTGGAATATTGTCTTGATCGACAAACTGTTGAAATGTTTTCTTGAGATCAACAGGTAGAATTGTATCACTTACAGTTTTGGGACGATACTTCTCGACCCATAAAAAATCATCACGCATAAATCACCTACTATCATAAAATAAAATGCCAGTCGCCCCATCCCTTCGCGCTTGGCCGACACGTCAAACTGTTCCGTGTCCCCTTTTGATCGTATTAGCCGAAGTCTGAGTTAGCTTCGAGGCTGATCCAATACTCTACATCGTCGGACACAAAGTGAGAAATGCCCTTGGAGGAAAGACTGACCGTGTAGGAGGACGGCAAGATCTTAACGTTTTCTGTTTTGAAAACTGCGGTAAAGGTACGATCGGTTGTTCCAACTTCAATGTCATATTTATCAGAAGATGGATTCTTAGTGTCAGTTGCACGAAGGAAGATATTACCATCTTCGCCAACAACGACGAGATCAGGGAAAGACATAACACCGAGTGCTTTCATAATCTCAGCAAAGTTTTCATGCTTGAGTTCGAACACTACATCAGGTTCTTCCAATACAATCTCTCGATCGGGAGGTGTGATGATGGTAGAAGGATCAGCGAATGTATAACTGACTGTTCGACCAGGCGCGCCGATGTTAACCATACGATCTTCGATCTGATAAGTCGGATCTTCGAACAATGATACAACACCGAGGAAACGAGACAGATCATAGATGGCAAATGTCGAAGGAATAACATCTTCGAGTTTGGCTTTGGCCATCATTGTCTTGTTTGGTGAAATGGTCTTGAGACTCGTGCCTTCAGAGAACTGAATTGACGGGTTGATAGACGCAAAGTTTTTAAGTACTTGAATAGTACGTGTATTGAGTTTCATAATATAGTTTCCTACTTTTTCTTACCAAGTTTAGATGGATCTGCTGTTGCGCTAGCATTGATTTGAGCAATGTGTGACAACGAACCTCCGAATGTATAAGAGCCGATGTGTTTCAGTTGAATCCATGGACACATCCACACTTTCCTTCCCATACGTCTGACATTATAACAAAACATGTAGTCTTCGGACAAGTATCTGTTCGAATATTTTTCTGTATGAATGCCTGTCTTCTTATCGGCTAAGAATCGAATGACTTCCTCTTTGGAAGCATCGGGATTCTTGTCGAAGAATGCTTCAATTTCATGCACAAGATTTTGTGATTTATCATCGATCAACGCATCAAAGTATGCCATGATATCACGACTGCCATCAAAGTTTTCAGTACGTACATGATCTGGCTTATAATAAAACTGAGGGTATTTTTGTGCATACTCTTCAAACACACGCTTTTGAATCATCATGAATCCAGTACCACCTTCAGCTACTTCTGCAGGATCACTGATCTTGATTGCTTTGCGTTTGATAGGATTGAATACATAATCACCGACATAATTTTCTAGAACGTTTGGATTCTCGTCTGCTACGCCTTGATTAACAGCTTGCACAATCTTTTCCCAAGAAATAGTTTTCTTCGGATATGGACCACACATTACATCGTATTCATCTGGGTTTTGAATCATCAAACCCATCATTGCAATGACATCGTCTGCTTTAAAACCAATATCAGAATCAATGAATAGCATATGTGTGCAGTCTGACCGCATAAACTCGTCAACACAATAGTTACGAGCTCGAGTAATCAGTGACTCATTGAACAGATAGTAAAATTGAAGTGGAATCTGGTACTTTGCCATTTTAGCAGACAGATCTGCCATAGCTCGTGTGTACATACCAGAACACATTGCTCCATACATTGGAGTTGCAATAAACAATTTGTATTTTCGCAGATCTTCAACTGCAATCTTAAGTTCCATAATATATCCTCACTTTAGAATATTCTACCATAAAAACAGGCATTTGTAAACTAGAAAAATGCCTCAAGAGATGTGGGCTTATTTTCACTCTCTGGAATTGGTGTGTAGTCAATGTATGGGGCGTGACTGTACTCGTACCCTTGCCAATGTGGATACCATCGACGAGAAAGGTGTACGGACTGGGGTTTTTCCATATATTCAAAGTCTAACTCACCTTGATTATTTATCATCTCCCCAACCCACTCGTATAATTCAACACCAGCACCTTGATGTTTTCTAATTTCTTCACGAAAGAGTTTACGAACAAAGTTACGTGATGCCCAATCTCCACAAAATGGTGCGCCTTTATGCCAACCAGTTTTTGGAATCTTACGACTAGGATTTTCAATAGGTAGCGGCTCATATAGTTTTACTTTTGCGTTATGAAAATTAGCAAGAGCCATTGCTTGTTCCATATACTTACGTACTAATTCTTTTGTGGCCTCTTCTGGATTATCTTGTCGACAAAGGTGATGGCGAATATCGATGTTACCAAAATAAAATTCAATCTCATCATATGCACTTTTTACCAGGAAACGTTTCCCGCCTAGTAGGAAACTGTCGAGGCCTTCTTTCAATGCACCATGTAACGTCTTAAACGGTACTGAGATATTCTGCCAACCAGGACGATACATGCAAATGGCATGACTATCGCCAATTGCAATACAACGGGATTTGTTGAGATCATTAGGAATGATGGTTTCGGCTTCTGTACACATTCTCTTCAGATTATCCCAATCAATCTCATTCCATTCAGAGTTATACTCTTGACCTTTCTCTTTGGCCTTATCGAGTTTCTCTTTCATAATGGCATAGTAATCGACCATATCGATAGCGAGTGAATATACTTTACCATTAAACCGAGAGAAGTTGACGAAGTTATAGATGCCGCTGTAATTTTGCAAGCCACCAAACAGATTCAGTGATCCACCCCAATCATTACCATGATAGATGTATAGTTCATCGTACTCGTTCCAATCTTCTTTGTATAGATGACCAGACATGCAGACGTCTACGTTTTTACCTGCTTCATTCAATTGACTAGCATAGATGACACCTTGAGCGGCGCGATGGCTGTCCATTGATTTAGAAATTACATTAAACGGCGATGCTACTAAGCCACGCATTGATCTTTCTCCCACTGACGATATGAATCTATCCTATCATATATCGTATCATCTTGTAAAACAGGTTCAGTACCTACATTCCAGAAAAGTATGTCCTGACTGGTATTTTTAGGTATATACTTCCACACTTTACCATCATATGTGTCAATACTGGGGAACGGAGGTAGATTTTCTTTTTTCTCTGACTGAGTAAATTGTAGAGGTTCTGATATTACTTCACCTCTACCTAGCTCGCCTGATTTAAGGTTCCGAGCAACAGCCACACAACGGAAGGTAGCATTGGGCCATGCAATCTGAAGAGATCTTGCAAGAACACCAGTAGAGATAGCGACGTATACGATTTCGGGCTCAGGAATCTTGCTAGCTGCGTAAACAATTCCTGCTGTTGCGAGCTCGTGTTTGAGGCCGAGTGGGATGAAGTACGTGCCAGTTCGTTCAGCATTTTC